TGAAGGTATATGGTGATACTGGTAGTAAGTCATTGTCTTTGAGTGATATTCCAAAGGCTCCTACAACATAAGGCACTTTATGAGTAACATGTTGATTGTATCTGCTTTCACTCCAACAGATACTGCCTAATATTTTGGGGATATACCCACTTCTTCAGATACAGTGATGATATCTTCTGCTTCTTTATATGATGCACCATCCTCCATTATCTTAATGACAAGTTGCTGATGAGCTATAATCTCGTCACTATCATTATACTCCGCATCGCATACAGATAACTGAGCTTCTAATGATGCTACTTCTTTAAGATATTCCTTCTCTAATTCATTCTCATGATATACTGCATATACAGAGAACAATACGAGCATTATGATAATAGTGTCTTTAAACATATTCATCTTGTAATACCTATCAAAGCAATAGTAATTACAGTAACCATAAGTGCAATAAACACAGTATGCTCCTTTTTCTTTTGTTCTTCAACGTATACGTTTTTCTTTTTGTTTACATATTGGATATGTCTACATTGTTTACATTCTGAGTTGTATCCATCTTTATTACTTGTCTTTTTATGGAAACTACTTAAGTCTTTCTCAACATTACATATTCTACATATCTTCATATTATCCCTTTACGTTGATTCTATATTCAATAGTACTATTTAGTATTGATATTGTCTCTAGTGTCTCTATTCTGTTCTTAAGTACAGATATAGACCTATTAGCTTTAGCTAATTCACGTAACTGTTCTTGTAGCCAGTTAGCATTAATAGCAACTTCATAATCAGATGGATACCAGTCACACATGAACTGGTCTAATTCTTTTGATTTCAAAATAGTTTGTCTGCTATTCTAGCAAACCATACCTCTAATTTCAATAGCTTATATTTAATACTCATCTTCTTCATCCTTCTCTGTTTCATACGGTAACGTATATTCATAGGAACTAAATCCCCAACAATTATCATCTATTTGTCCTAGACTAAATCCATCTAGTTCTATCATATTTGCTTCAATCATTATTTATCCTTTAATCAGTTGACTAAAAGCGATAGCTTTTAGTCTTCTTTGTATTCTTAGAATACTGTTTATCTTTACGATAATTCCTATAAACATTGTAAGCTTTTTCGGTTATCATCATAACGACCAACATCACTTGCAAGTGTTTGTAATTCATGGTAGCTCCGATGGGTCTTACTCTTACGATGCCCTACTGCTACAATACCTTAGTTATTTTATTTTCTTTGAGCCAAGCTTTAATTAAAGCTAACTCATATTCTGTAAAACTACGAATATCCACTTATTCACCTCCTACTGTATTTGATGTATATGTAACCTCATCGAAAGTAGATTCTCGATAAAGTTTATTCTGATTGATTTGTTCATTAAGAGCGTCATCAAATTGACTATCTAAGTCTTTTGGTTTAATACGAAGTTTTTGTTCTGCTTCATATACACAATATGGTCGAGTTCCAAACATCATACCACTATGCGTATTTAAAAAACCTACAAGCTCATGATTACCGAGGTTAAACTTAACAACCTCAACAAGTTCTTTCTCTTGGCTCAATGCCATTTCCCACTGACTATCAAAGTCAGTCTCGTCTTGCTTGCTATCAAGCTTGCCATGTGTAACAAACTCACCGATAACTTTCATATTATCTACAAGTATGTCCCAGTCTTGAAACATACCTAACAGCTTAAAGTTCTCAAGCTTATTAACAGTCATCTTGCCTTTGAATGTTAACTCTCTAACCATCATTGGTTCACCATTATGAATAACTAGGAATTCCCCAGACATCTCTTTACCGTCTGTAGATTTCCACATTGGTTTATAGGCATACTTGCCAAACTTACTTGTAATCCAGTTAATGTCCACACCATACATCTCTACTTTTTCAGCGTATGTACTTGTGTTGTTGTTTGATTCTTTCATGTCTTTTTCCTTTTGTGTATAATTTACTGTTGTTGATTCTACTTCTTCAGCACATTGCTTATCGAAGTACGCCTTACTTACTCTGACTTTACTGTTATCAGCTTTCAGTTCATATAAGAACCTACTCGTACCTACGAATCTTTTACCATTTATAACTATGACATCGTCTTTCATCTTATGCTCCTTACAGCTTATATTTAATTACTATTCTATCCAGTGTCTTCCACACCACATAACTCACTGCACTACTCACGACTATTTGTATTATCTTCACCCCCTATCCTCTTCTTCCGAACATCTTCGTCATATAACCTCTATCTTGCATCCATCTCATTGCTTTTTGAAACTTACGTCCAAGAAACCATCCTAACGCTAAACCTATTGCCATGAATACTAATTCATTTAAGAACGCTACGCCTATCATTTTACACCTCCTACTAATAATCCCTTGACAGGATTAACATCTACAGTCTCACGACAACTACGTTTTACATACCAAGAATATCCCTTTTTTATAAGATAAGGAACAATTAACGTAAATACGATAAGGTCAATCAATAGCATAATAGCTAGTGTTATTAATGCTTTCATTTACTCTCCTTTACGGTTACTTGACAAACTGTGTCTGTGTATGTTACGCTTTCAGCGTACATATCAATAATTGGGAATAAGAGATTTAATCTCAATTCCAAAGCTTCAGTTAAGATATAAGCACTATGTTCATCATAGTTATTTATCTCCTTAAACGCATCTACTATAACCTCATATTCAGTCATAGCTTCTATCATGTTCAGTGTAATCATTGTGTCAACCTTTGTGTTTGTGTAAGAGAATATCCTCTCTTCATAAGAAGAGAGAGGATATTCGTACATCTTAGGGTACGGGTACTGGGCATTCTTGTGTCCCAGATACTATAGTATTGATTCAACTAAAAGTGCGAATAAAATCTAAAAACATTTCTTAATTATTTCTTAAATAGTATGTAGGGGGGTGTATAGAATGTTGATATTTATATATATGAAGTCTGAAAAAAAAATAGCATAATATATATGTGAAAACATTTTGCTATATATACATAAAATATTTTGGAATACTCTACAGAGACCTACTGTACGGGGTTTGTAGCATATTCGCCAATCATAAATTAGTGTTTAGTATTATCATATATATGTGATATAATACTGGTATATAAAGGACTAATAATGAATGATGTTACAATGAGACCAGATACGAGTCTTTATGCTATATTGCAGAATAATACTCAAGGCAATGATAAGAAGCTAATGCTATCAATGATTAAACACATGTCTAAGAATATGAATACCATTGTCATTAATGGTTCAACACTTGATGACATAATGAGTGATACATCTATGAGCGAATCTTCTATTAGAAATTCATTATCATCATTATCTGAACTTGGTTTAGTTGAGAAAACAAGATTATTGCGTGCTGAGTATATTATAAACCCAGTTCTTTGTTACAAGGGTAGCGAGATTGATGTATGGAAAATGTATGCTCAGGTAGAAGCCCAAAGGAAAATGAAATGATTAAAGTTAAGACTAAAAAGAAATACAAGCAGCCAAAAGATGAGCAAAAGGAATTTCTTGAAAGAGAAGCTAATGAGAGAGTTTCATCTATGGCTCGAATGATTTCATTGTTAAAGAAGAAATAAGTATGATATACTTTTACAAATAAGGAGTAACCTATGGATAGTGCTACAGCATTAATGACAAGTAATATACTTGCAGACTTTAGTGATATTAGAAGTCATAATAAGGTAGAAGATGGTAGATTTGCTCAAGGGTTAAAGTTTGCTCTACTTATTAGTGAAGGTAAGAATAGAGTAGAAGCTTATATAGAAGCCTTTGAGCATACTGGAGATAGGGTTAATGCTAGAGTATTGGCTAGTAAAGCTGTTAATACTAAATGGATTGGTTCTATTATTAATAGATTGATTACAAGTAATCATATACAGTTTGCAGATAAGCACTATAGTGCATTAAATGAGCTATATATGATAGGAATGCAAGGTGAATCAGAAAGGAACCGTGTAGATGCCTTAAAAGGCTTTATAGAGCATACTAAGGTTCCTCAGTCTAAAGTAGATGTACCTCTTACTATTAATCTAGGGGAGAGTATTATAGAGAAGCTTCAGGAACAGTTGAATACATTGGCTCAAAATGCTAAGCTAATTACTAAGTCTGGAGAAATAATAGATGCTGAAATGCTATAACTGCATGAAGATATTTGCTGTTGGTTCAAGTTGCGAATGTGATGTAGAGCATCGTAAATGGAGAGTGTATGATAATCGAAAGCATTGATGGCTATAAGCCTCGTGAAGAGGCATTAAAGTTCTTTAGCTGGCAGAATATGATGTTTGGTCATGAAGACAATGAGACACCTCTAATGCATTATTATTTGATTGATGAGATATTAACAAGTCATCATAAGTTTATAGGAGAGATGTTTCGTGGTAGTGCTAAGACGACAAACCTAAGTCATAAGATGCCATTGTATGTAGCTGCTATGGGTAAATTACCTAACTTTGGTTCAGTTAAGAATGCAGTTCTTATTTCTGATACATTTGAACAAGCTGATACTCAATTACAATCATGTATGGCTTATTATAATAATAGTGATGTATTACAGAACTTCCTGACGCTTGTAAAGCGGAAGGAAGGTATGTTATTGTTTGAGAACAAAGATGGTCATAGATTTCATATATCAGCTAGAGGGGCAGGTCAATCATTTCGTGGTACTAACTTTGAGGGTCAACGTCCTCAATGGATTATTGGTGATGACTTACAATCAGATGAGATTCTTACTAATAAAGATGCTCCACGTAAATTGATTAGCTGGTGGGTAGGTACTGTGTTGCAAGCAGTAGATATTAATAGGTTTAAGATTAGTGTTATTGGTACACCAATGATTGATGGTGATTTGATTAGTATGTTGATGAAGTCTCCTGAATATAATAAGGTTAGGTTTCCAGTGGCTCAAGGGTTCTCGTTAGACCCATTGAAGATTAAGTCCAATTGGGCTGATAGATTTACGCCTGAGAAGATTATCAGTATGTATAATGATGCTAAAGCTTTAGGTGCTGAAGCTGAATTCTTTAGGGAGATGTTTTTGGAGACAGCAAATGAAGAGACGCAGATATTTAAGAAAGATTGGTTTAAAAAGTATAACCTCAAGAAGATGGCTAAGGATAAACTTAGATACAACTTCTTTACTTCAATGGACTTGGCAGTTAGTAGGAAAGAGAAAGCTGATAGGACAGTTATAATTACTATTGGAGTCAATGCTGATGGTCATTGGTTTGTGGCTGGACTTGATGTAGGACGATTTAATCCATCAGAGACTATAGATATGTTGTTCAAGCAAGTAAGACGATGGAAGCCATTAGAAGTACGTGCAGAGAAGGCTGCATTACAACAAGTATTGGGACACTTTATTGAAGAAAGAATGATGAGTGAGAATACACATTTCTTATATAATCCATTGACATTGAATACTACAACTAAAAAAGAGGTACGTATTATGGGATTACAGCCTTGGTTCAAAACAAGGAAGATTCATTTTCCTGAAGATGAGTTTCAAGATGAAGTATTGTTGATGGAGAAAGAGCTGTTGGGTCAAACAAGAGAAACTAATACTACTGGACATGATGACATTATAGATACCTTGGCTAACTTCTTAGACCCTGACTTCATTATAAAGCCTAGTGATTATGATGAAAAATATTATAGTGATATGCCTACTATTAGTCTTGTAGATTCTACTGTATTTTAGGGTATAATTTCTACAGTATTTAAAAGGAGCAATATATGACTATTACTACAGCCTATTTATTGTCGTATGTAAAAGGAATTGATAGTCGTCTATTAGCTATGACTGATGCTGCGTTGTTGCCATATATTCAGTATGCAACACACAACCTATCTACTCAATTAACTCCATTCTATAAAACAGAGACTATTCCATTCCAACAGTATTATGATATTGATACTCTTATCTTTGATGTAACTCCATCAGAATCAGTAATTGATTTCTATGAAGTAAAAATTATTGAAACATTAACTGGAGAGAATTCTTTATATTCTAATGTTAAAGTAGAGAGAACCAATGATAAGACATTCACTGTCACTATTATAGATGGTGATGTTGTAGGACGTATGCAGTCATTACAGTTATCATACTTCTATTATCTAACTCCTATTACTTCTGGTTCGTATGAAGTAGAGCCTGAGATATGGAAGATGTGGATTGATTGTTTGAATATTCAAGTATGGAATTATCTCAAGGATTACGAGAAAGAAAAATATCATCAAGCTCAGTTGATGAATCATATCTCTACTAAGACTCTACAGATGCCTTGGGTTATGACAAGTCCTGATAGTATGAAAGGTGGATTCCTATGATGAAGATTGTAGATTCATCTGCTGATGGTTCTCCTGATTATAACAAGGAAATAGATAGACAGATATACAAGAGGCTGCAGACAGTAGAACTATTTCCTCTTGGCTCATTGCCTTCTGATTTAGTTTATCCAATCAAACACTTTATTGATACATTTAATGGAATACAAGCTGGAACTACAGCTGGTAATGATGCTAATATCTTTCTTGGTTCACTAGGAATTACACAACAATATCCACACAAAGACAATTTATTTAAAGGAACACCATGGGAACTTTTGTAGAAAACGTAAACGCTGTTGCTGGCGTTATTACTTCTGGAGTATTAGACCCAAACGCTGAAGGATACAGCAACGCTGTAATTGCTATAGAACAAGCTGCTATATGTACAGCAATGGCTGATGTATGCACAACCACATATGATAACTTTGACGATAGATATTTAGGAGCTAAATCAACTCCTCCTATTACTGATAATGATGGTAATACATTAGTATATGGTGCATTGTATTTTGATACTACAAATAACTTCATGAAAGTATGGAGTAATACAGGATGGATTAATGCTGGTAGTTCTGTTAATGGAACAACTGAGAGATATACATATCATGCTACTGCTGGACAGACAGTGTTTACTGCTACGTATGAAGCTGGATATATTGATGTATTCTTGAATGGTTCAAAGCTAGAGAATGGTGTAGACTTTACAGCTGTTACTGCTACTAATATTACACTAACTTCTCCAGCAGCATTGAATGATGTAATAGATATTATCTGTTATGCAGTATTTGAGTTAAGTACAGCACCTACAAAGGACGTTGTAGCATACACTGTATCAACTGTTGATGATTTAGTTTCTATTCCTTCTAGCTATACTACTGCTATCGTAAAAGACCTAGACAGTGGCGGTACATTTATTTGGTCATCAACTGGTACTGCTAATGGGGGTACTGTGTTTGCAGGAGCTACTGGATACTGGACTAGACAGTATAGTGGAGCAGTTAATGTTAAATGGTTTGGGGCTAAAGGTGATGGAGTTGTGGATGACACAGTAGCATTGTCTAATGCCTTTTCTTGGCTATCAGCTTCTAATTATAGAAAACTAATAGGCAATACAAACGATTCGTATTTATGTAAGCAAACCTTACCGATAACTTCTTCTGCTGGTATTTTTGATGGGAATGGATGTGTATTTTATCATGCAGTTACATCAAATAACCCGCTATTTATTTTTAATAATACATCGCAGTCTCCATTTGAATTAAGAAATTTTACAGTATTTGGAAGTGGCACTGTTGGTAATGTAATTTCAATCTTTGGTGCATTAGCAGGGTCTCCTTCTTTTTTAACCATTGATAACGTAAAAGTAAATTCAGTTATAGGAACTGGTAAGAATTCTACTGGCACATCTGTACCTTCATGTTTCGTATGGTGTGAAAATAGTATGACAATAAGAATAACTAATTGTACAATATATAATAGTAGCGGAGGAATTTATTTTACCAATACTCAAAAAATATTAATATCAAATACTACAATTGATACAATTTTAACTGGTAGACATTTATACCTAAATGGTTGTAGGCATATAGTAATTAATGGAAGGTCTATTATTAATGGCGGAACCAACAGTGGGCAATGTGAGTTTATTGGAAATACATCATTATCAGTCACAGAAACAAGATTTAAAAGTGGAAATGGATACGCAATTTCTGCAACTGGTCAAAACAATTCGTTGACTATTAGTAGATGTAATTTTGAAGTTTTTGAATATTCAACATCAAGCGTGCTGGTAACTACCTCTGCATCAGGAGTTAACTTATATTCAAACTACTTTACATTAATAAATAGCGGAGCCTCTACCATTTTCACTCAGGCGGTAATAGATATTATAGATGAATCAGGTGGGGGGTATATTTCGCTATCAGGTAAAATAGAATCAAACAAAATTATTGTTAATAATGGATTAACATTAAATGCTGGTATAAGATTAAACTCATCATTAAATAGTCTAAGAGGTTGGAGTGTAAATAATAATATAATAGGGAATGTTGCAACATCATCTATTATTACCAATGGAATTTTACTGCTTGGAACTCAACAAAGTACAGAAGTTCTTAATAATGGGTTTAATCATCAAGGTAGTGGCAGCTATGTAGTAACTGGTTTGAGCATTGGAAGTTCTTGTTCTGGTACTAAAGTAAGTGGGTTAAGTAGCTCAGGGATAACAAACTCATTAATAGTAGACAGTGGAATACATACAATACGTGAGCAACTTGGTGTGTGGGAAGCTGGAACATTTACTCCAGTTATTTATGGAGGCACGGTGGAGGGAACTGGTACATATACTATGCAAAATGGGAAATATAGCAAAATAGGAAATCTTGTATTTATCAATATTGCATTAACGATAACAGCGCATACTGGAAGTGGTGAATTTAGAATAAAAGGACTTCCATTTCCATCTTTTTCACTGTCAAGTCAATTACAATCAATGAACATAGTGACGTCAGGAGTTACATTTTCAAATCAAATTGTATGCTATCCAGCGCAAGGGACATCATTTATAAGACTTAGCCAATTAGTTACAAATAGTGCAATGACAAATGTTCAGTTATCAACATCATGTACTGTATATATTACTGGTGTATATGAGATAGCATGAATAAACTAAAACAATTCATAAAATCAACAATAGTATTGATAGCTTTTTCCTCCTCACTCAGTGCTGATACCTTCTTTCAGCAAGAGGATAAGCAAAAGCACATAATGGGCTCTATGGCTATCAGTGGAGTTGCTACTGGATTGGCAAGACACTATGGCTCTAATAAGCTTGAGGCTATTGCTATCGGTATTGCTTCGGCTTTGTTGGTGGGTATCGCTAAAGAGGCTATTGATGGTAAAGGCTATGGCACTAAGGACGTTAATGATATTTATGCAGATACAATTGGAGCTATCACTGGTTCTATGATTTCAACACAACTAAATTGGAGGTTCTAAGATGAAGAATGTAATGTTTGCTGTTATGGCTATTGGTTTGCTTGCTGGGTGTACTCCTAAATCTGTTGATTTTATGGAGTCAATGCAAGTAGAAGGGCAACACGATAAAGCATTGGAGTTTTTAGGAACTGACAGAAGCAAATCGGGGATGACGTATATCGCTACCACAAAAGCTAAGCAGTGTTTGAAAGACAAGATGGTAGCTCGCGGTTATTACGTTATTCAAGACGATATCGACTGTTGGGACAATGAGGTGAAATAATGGAACACGCAGTAGAGATTGATAATATTAAAAAGGATTTGAGAGTCACTCAAGACAGTGTTCTGCTTATCCATCAAGACTTAAAGCAGATGAGCAAGGGCATATCAGAAATGGCTGTATCTATGAAGATAATGGTAGATGTGCAATCTGATATGAGATTGATGACAGAACGTGCTGAGAGTCGTTACATAGCTCAGAAAGAAACCAATAATAAATTGGATATGAGAATTGATGCAGTCAATAGTGCTATCGAAGATAAGTCTGAATTGATTGGTAAACAAGCTCAACAAGGTAGTGTTGCATATAACATCATTAAGTGGATTGGAATCACTATCGGAAGTCTATTGCTTACATCTGTTGTTGGTTCATGGTTATATGTAGTAGCAATGCAAGGAGGAAAATAATGGAAATTAAACTAAGTGAGCATTTTACATTTGATGAGCTAACCAATACATCACATGGTGATTATGTAAAAGGAAATAAAGAACAAGCAAATGGCTTTATAAAGCAGTTAAAATATACAGCTGGTGCGTTAGAGGAGATTCGTTCATTAATAGGTGTTCCATTGACTATTACTAGTGGATACAGAAGTCCATTGCTAAATAGAGTAGTTGGCGGTAGTCCTACGTCTAAACACACTCACGGGTTGTGTGCTGACTTCAAGCCTATTGGTTTAACAGTAAAGGAAGCATTTAAAATCATTACAGCACAGAAAGATAGATTACACTCTGTACGTAAAGTAATTATTGAAGGTGTAAAAGGCAAAGAGTGGATTCACTTGCAAGCTAAAGTAAATGCTAATGAACCAATCAGTTTATATTCTACATCAGACGGTAAAACATATCAGGAGGTATCATAATGAGTAAAGCAAGAGAATTAAGTAAGTTACCAAACTACGTATTAAGTACTGTAGCTGAGTTAAAGTTAGCAGTAGGTAAAGAGCAAGGTGATAAAGCATTTATAGGTGGATACTACACTGATGGTGATGGTGGAAGTGGAGACTTCTATTGGGATGCTGTAAGTGTTGAAGCAGATAATGGTGGTACTATCTTTCAAGTAACTGGAACCACTACTGGTAGATGGAAACGTATTTATAGTGGTGCTGTTAATGTTAAGTGGTTTGGTGCTAAAGGGGATGGTGTTACTGATGATACCACCGTAATTCAAAACTCTATATACTCACTTTCAATAGGGGATTCTCTTGACGGAGGAGGTAAAACATATATTGTTACTTCGTTGTATCTTATGTCATATATGACATTATTAAATTTCAAGTTTATAACAAAATCTGGTTCTACTCCATTCAGAAGCCCAATCACCATTGACGGAACATTATTAGCAAAAACAGATATAAACATTATAAATGTATATGTAGATGGAAACCGCATAAATCAAACCAATATAACTGTTCCAAGTGCAGAGGATGGTTCATTACATGGGATTCGTTGTATTGGTACTTTGAGTAACTTATATCTTGAGCGTGTTCATGTTAGCTACTGTGGAAGCTATGGGATACTATTACTTTCATCTATGTCAGTAGGAGCAGCAGATTCAGATTTTGTGTTTAACAATATAACCATTAAAGACAGCTCTTTTAGTAATAATAGAGCACACGGAATGGCAGCAGATAGTGTTAATGGTCTTGTCATGGACAATGTGATGCTCAATAATAATGGTAATGACCTAAACGGAACTGACCCTCTAACATCGGGTGGAAGGGGTGCTACAGTAGATGGAAATTACTACGGGTCTGGTTTTGACTTTGAAGGGTATGGAATCGGGTCTAGCTTTAAAAATGTAAAATTATCAAATGTAACAGCACTAAATAATGCTAGAATGGGAGGTCTATTTTACGACCAACTAGATACCCGTCCAATAGTTTTTGCGGCTCGTCAAAAAATATGGATTTCGGACAGTTATTTTGACAAAGGTATTTCTGTAAATAGTGATGGTTCGGGTTTACAATTTACGTCTACTTTGTCCTCAAAAACACTTGCTTCATTATATGATTCTGTGTATATAACAAACACAAGGGTAGATGGTTTTTTATTAGCCAGATGCGTAAATAATCTTCAGTTCTCAGGTGAAATCAATAGCACAGTTGGCGATAGTTTTCTTATTTTAGATTATGCTACTAGGGTACAATGTAGTGCAATCACTTCTGGAACATCAAAACTTGTTTCCGCATTGAACTCCACCTACTCATTTGGGATTGAGTCACAAGAATTTCCACCAAACCCAGTATTAACAAATGTTGGAGCGGCTGGTACGTTGAATAATATTGTGTGTACGCAAGTAGAGAATATTAGAGATAGAACTTTTAGATTTCTAATTACAGCAGACTGGTTGGTAACTACTGTTGGGACAACACCTATTTTCAGAATAACACCAAGTGGAAATAGCACTATAGTTGTTCCACCAAGGCTTGATATAATATCATCTGCAACGGCACTGCCAATACTTGCATCGTACGATTTATCTACAAACTATGCAAAATTTATAGATAATGAAGGAGTAGTTTTAAATATTCAATTTATAGTTGATGTAAAAGTTTAAAATGTATAGTACAACAACAACAATATTAAATAAAAAGGAATAACATGGAAAAGCTAAAACAATTTCTAAAGTCAAAGTCAATCAACTTTGCACTAATAATGGGTGCACTCGGAGTAGTTGAGGCATATACTGGAGAAATCAAAGATAGACTAGGTGATACCTATGGCTTAGCTTATGCAATGGTATTCTCTATTGGTATGATTTATCTACGGTCTATTACAAATACAAGCCTAAAGGATAAATAGTGTACCTACGCTTCTGGAGAGAGATAGCACTACTTGTAGCTATTATCTCTTGGTATGGTACATATTGGTATCTATCAAATAGATTGGACGTTGTAGTGGCTGAGAAAGCTTTACACGAACAAGCTTTAGACTTTCAGAATGCTTCACTATTAAAACAGAAGGAAGACTATGAAAAGAAGTTATCAGAACTACCTAAAGAAATTGAGAAGATTACTGTTAGGTATAAAGTTATTTATCAAGGTATAGATGATTGGAAAGGTGATTCAAATGGGACTGATTGTGAAAATGCTAATAGCTTTCTTCGTAGTGTTAACTACTAGTGGATGCTCATCAAAGCTAATTATGGTTCCTACTGCTTGTGAGATACCTAAAGTAGATGAGCCAATGATAGATATGGTTGATAAAGATACGACTCTTGGAGAAGCTAAGAGATGTGCTAAGAACTACTTTCAAATGAAAGAAGCGTATCAAAAACTAAAGAAAGTTGTAGAAGTATGTCAATAAGTAAATACATAGAAGATACTTAGGTATCTTAAACTGTGTTATACTTTCAATAATATAAGGAGTTTAATATGATTGGTAAACTTATTTCAGTAATGTTCAATAGTCGAGATGTAGCACACAAAGAACATCTACGTACTGGTAGTTATGCACAGCACAGGGCATTACGTTCATTCTATGAAGATATTGTAGGACTAGCTGATAGTATTGCTGAAGCATATCAAGGACGACATGGTATCATCAAGGATATTCCTAAATCATCTGGCTCAGAAATGGGTAGTATTGATAAAGTTCTTGAATCTCATCTTAGTTCTATCGAGAACATGAGATATACAGTATGTGATAGAAAAGAAACAGCTATTCAGAATATGGTTGATGAAGTAGTTGCATTGTATCTATCTACTCTATATAAACTACGTAATTTAAAGTAAGGAAATATAATGGCTACACTACCAATTGAAACCGAATTTGTAACTCTCTTTGATGCTATGTACGAATCAGTACAAGGCAAGATTGTTACAGAGTATAATGCAGGTCGTATTACTGACAACAACTACGCTGGAGTTCTTGCAAGTGCTTTACGTGATGTTATCAATTCTAGTGTATCTGCAACACTGCAGAACGTAGCTCAATCTATTGATAATGATATTAAGCTTGCTAACCATGCTAAGCAATTACGTATGCTAGAATCTCAAGCTAGTATGTTGGAAGTTGATGCTTTAAATAAGGCTTCTATTGTGGCATTGGATATTTCTGCAAAAACAAAACAAGTTGCTCAGATTCAAGCTGATATTGATTTCAATATTGCTAAGAAGTTGATTATGGAATCTACTCGTAAAGATAATGTTCGTATGCAAGCAGCTAGAGAGTTTGCTGAACTAATGAAGTATATTAGTGCTGCTGGAGCAGTCCCATCTGAGTCTGACTTTGCTAACATTCGTATTCTTATTAACGGTATTATTAGTGGAGTATTGACACCAGATACCCAACCAGTTATAACCAACCCTACAAGTGGACTATCTTATCAGAAGGTAGTTTAATGAATAAGTTTGAAGGGGTTCTTGCTCTTCGTATGAATAGAAGTGTAACTGATGTTGATGTCACATTGCTTGCAGCTACAGTATCAGACCATGAGAATAGAATAGACTCTATTGAATCTTTGCTTCCAAATATAGTTAATATTACAGCTAGCTATACAGCATTATACGGTAACTATAGTATATCTGCTAATGCTACATCAGGGAACATCACTGTAACGCTTCCTACGGCATCTTTAGTTCCAGCTAGAACTTATTCCACTACAAAGGTAGATACGTCTTCTAGCTATGTTAGAATTACATCTGCATCACTATTAGCTGATGAAGTGTATCACGACTTACTATTTGTAAATGAAAGTTTAACTTTCTTTTCAAATGGTTCAACTTGGGAGGTTAAATAATGAGTTTATTAAGACAAGTAAATGCATGGCTATTTGATGGTGCTGGTACCGCAATAGTTGCCGATAAGTCTGGTGGTATTAGAGTTAATAACGAGGCACAGACTGCTCTTCACGATGGGAATCTATTTAGCTTCTTTAGCAATGGAACAATATCTGGTGGCTCGTCTATTATACTTCTTGGGAAGGTTGGAGCAAAGCAAGTTCATTTCGATTGGTTTGTTGTTGATGTGTCGCAAGGAGCATTCCTAGTTGAGTTCTTTGAAAGTCCAACTGTTACATCAAATGGAACAGCGCAAATTGTATCTAAAAGAAATAGGGCTAGTTTAATATCATCAACACTTGCATTATATTCTGGTGCAACAGTATCAGCTAACGGGACACTGATGTCTAGTGACAAGTTGCTATCAATAGGAACTGGAGCAAAAGTTCTTAGTGGGTCAGCTGGCATTGATGATGGCTGGGTTCTTAAATCTAATACCGACTATATTATAAAGTTAACGAACCAAGAATCGTCTACTACAAGCTTCAATGCTAAGTTTGTATGGCATGAGCCATCGTATATGGTGTAAATATGATTGGAGATATTGAGCCAAAGGCATATCGTTTTGCTTACAATCACTGTGCTAAATATGAAGGTCACTCACTTGATGCCTTTGTATTTAACTCAACTAAGTGTAAGACTGAAATGATTGCAGATTGTCTATTGGTTCAATATACAGAGAACGACAGTGACAGAGTTTTTTATTCTATATTTTTTGATGAAGAATTATGGAATAGAAAAAAGTCAGAGAGTAAAAGAATTAAACAATGGTTCATGAGCAAGCATAGAAGGTACCAATGTAGTTTACCCAATGTATCAAGCATTAGATTATTTCTAGGTCGTATGTAATGTGTGGGGGGTGGGTAGGAGACTTAATAGATGATGCTACTGATGCACTTGGAGATTTTGGAGTAGGCTTAGATGCTGGTATATATATATCTGTAAAGCTTTCACAAAAAACATTAGATGTGCTACCAGATTGGATGGATATAGGTAATTTAGATTCTGCATTATATTCACTATCTGGTGATAAGTTTAGAGATGAAGAAATGCTTAAGCAAAAAGGAGAAATGCTAAATAATATTTCAAATCAAATTTCTTCTATCCAAAGTAGACTTGACAATAAAGTGTTTCTTGAGCAGATATTTAAGTATGGAGACATTAGAAGAATAAAAGACCTAGGTACGTCGTACGAACAGCTTAATGCTGAATATCAAAATCTTCTTAATGATTATAAACATAACCAAGACGGTAATTTTTTAGTAGGAATTACTAATTTTATACCTAATGTATTGTCTGCACTTGCATATAATATTCTCGATTATATTAAGACTGGGGATAGCGCTTCATTGAGAACTGCATTATCTATAGTTCTGCTATTAGTAGCAATAGTAGTAGCAATTATAGCTGGGTTCTTTTCTGGAGGTTCTACTTGGCATGCAGTTGGAGCTTGTTTAGCTATATTGTCAGCAATACTACAGCTAGATGCAATGGTAAATAACTCAGGACTATTGGCATCAGCCTTTAGAGTTATGGACATTACATTAAATAAGATTCTTCATCTTAATAGATATTTAAATACAGAAGGTTTTGATAAAGACAGCCAATATTACGATTCAATGATGAACAATACTAGAATGGCAGTATTGGTAGCATCTATTGTAGTGAATCTTTGGAATGTCTATAATGCTCCTGCTAGTTCAGCCTCTACAGCAGCATCCAGAATGGCTGCTAGAAATGCAGATTTTACTACATATATCACAACTGGTACATACGTAGGGCAAACGACTACAGCAGCAACAGCATCAGGTATAGCTGGTATAGTAAGCAAGTATAATACTTTTATGGATTCAGCAGGTTCGTACTCAGTAGGTGGAGTATCTTTATCTGATTTATATGAAGCATATACTCAAGCTTCTAAAGCTAACGATGTGTATGGTGCCATGACATTACATAAAGACCTACAAGACAAATTGCAGTCTGCTAAAGATGAACTGCAAAAAAACATAACACAGATAAATAAAAAGAAATTTGAAGCTTCTTATTCTGATGCTGAATATATAATGAACCAAGTAGATATGAGTTATCACAGCTATGTTTTACAGATGAGTGAAGCTGGTATGACTGATGTATATGACCCAGAAGGTACTATCGTAATGAATACTAGGTATTCTCCTAAGAAATCATATACATTTGGTTTTGAAGATATGTTTCAATATGAAAGTATGGCTGGTGGACATTTATATACGTATAATACACTATGGAAATAAGTTAGATATAATTTTACAACAGATAAGGGGACATGATGGATACAGTTAAAATATTATCAGATTTACAGAATAACTATAAGGCTTCATTGGTATCTAAAACCAAAGTAGATAGTTCTATTCAGAAGTGGGTCAAAGCATATAATGGACAGAAGTATGGCAATGAAGTCAAAGGTCGTTCAGAGATTGTAATGAAGGATATTAAGAAGACTATTAAAACAATGTCTCCATCTATCATTGAACCATTCGTTTCATCTGATACTCTAATTAATGCTAAAGCAGTAAGAGTAGGTACTGAAAATATTGCATCATACAACAGTGACATTCTAAACTATCAGTATAATAATCAATTTGATAAGCTTGAATTCATTACGTCTGTATCTATGATATTGCCTAAAGAAGGTACTGTATTTGTACGTACTGGTTGGGACTTTAAAGAGGAAGTAGAAAGGAAAGAACTTAAAGGTTTAGGTTTTGATGAACTACAGATTGTCCAACAGACTATGGCTCAAGATG